GATTCATCAAACTGTAAACCAATTTGAGCAAGTTGCAGTATTGCTTGTCCTTTCATTTCGTCATTGTAAGTATATCCTCTCACATTTCCTCTAGTTGCATATCTATCAACTAGTTTCATCCACATTCTTGCTAATTCGTTAGTGGCTCTTGCATGTTTTAAACTAAAACTACCGTTTTCCATGCCGCCAACCCAGTGACTTTTGCCTACGCATACTAATTCGTCATCGTCATTAAACTTATAATGTTGAAAAGGGGGAAAATTTAGTTTTACTTTTGTATCTGCAATAGTTTTCGGTGTTTTCTTGCGCCCAGGCTCATCAGGAATGTGATCAAAAGTCATTATACGAAAAATTAATTCTTCTTTTGTAATTTTTTTGTAGTCAACTTCGCAGTCTGCTTGTTTAACTCTTTCTCCGGATGCTTTTCTTTCTTGGTAATCGGCATCTCCTAAACGTTTTGCTTTGTTACGCTTGGCTTCTGCAATGGTTCTTATGTTAATCTTTTCTAAACTAGGCAAAATAATATCATATTGTGCATAGTCTGGATCAACAAAGCTGCTAAATTGTGATTTTGAAATATGTATCTGTTTTAATAAATCTTTATTGTTTAAATAATTCTGTTTCCTCACAGTAATCTCCTGATTTGATAAGTTATTATAATATACGCAGTTAATTTTGTCAACTAAATAATGTATAGGAGAAGCATATGGTAGATAGCTTTAGCAACGAAAATTTAAATGGTAGTACATTCCCTTCTGGTTCTGGAGTTTCACAGTCGAGTGAAGCAGTAACAAATCCATCAGCTAGAAGAAGAGGCGACTTACCGGTCGGTGCTGTTTCGTCAACTGATTTAAACTTTGTACAAGCCAATTGGGGATCAAAAACAGATTTAGACTGGAGAGTAAGGCTTTCTTTACCGCCAAACTTTCAAAACAGTCCTGTAATGGCTCCCTTGTTAGAAACAGACGGATTTATGTTTCCTTTTACACCTCAAATAACAATGGAACATACTGCTAACTACAATGCACTTCATCCTACACATAGTAATTATCCGTTTCCAGCCTACAAGAACAGTCAAGTGAGTTCTTTAACAATAATTGGCGAGTTTTTTGTTGAAAATGCAAAAGAAGCTGAGTATTGGGTTGCAGCAACACATTATTTAAGAAGTGTTACTAAAATGGCATATGGTAAAACAAGTAATCAAGGTTCTCCGCCCCCTGTTGTTAAATTAAATGGATACGGTGACTTTGTTTTTAATAATATACCTGTAACAGTAACTTACTTTACAGTAGATTTACCTAGTGATGTTGATTACATTCAATGTGATATTGGTGAAAACGGAACTTGGGTTCCGGTTAGAAGTGCAATCAATGTTCAAGTACAACCTACTTATAGTAGAAAATCTATTACTAAGTTTAGTTTAGACAAATTTGTTAATGGTGGATATATTGGTAACAAAGGATTTATCTAATGAGACAGATTGATGTAAACTACGAAAATAACAGTCCATGGTTTAAAACTGAAATAGTAAACGATCTTTATTTAGATACTTTACAAATTAGACCAATACCGTCAAGTGACGATGATATTTTATACGAAGTGCAACCTCAATATACATATCGTCCCGATTTGCTTGCATTTGATTTGTATGGCACTAAAAATTTATGGTGGGTATTTGCACAACGTAACATTGATTTACTAAAAGATCCGGTGTACGATTTAATACCAGGCGTTAAAATTTATTTACCTAAAGGGGATGCGTTAGCAAGAACGCTAGGAGCTTAATATGCCTTTTATAGATAACACATCTAATAATATATTCTTTGGAGATAACGGCGTTGGCGCAGCCGGAACTACTAATAGAGCAACTATTAATGATAATGGGACAGTTTCTCAAACTCTTAACTTTCTTCAAAATCCTAGTTTAGCAGGAGCAACAGCACTTTATGGTGCTGATGTATATCCTTTTAGAAATGAACTAGATCAGTTTGCAAGTTATGCTCCGATATTTACATTAGGCTGTTTAACAAACTTAGAATTTAATTTTCCTTTAAGTTATAGAACCTTAGGACCGTTAGTTAAAATTATTAGAAGCGGCGGCGGCGGAGGACCAACTATACCGTCATTATACGATTTAGATGGAAAAAGAGAATTTTTTATTGAAGACGTTATGATAAAAAATACAGTAGCACCAAATCCTAAAACAAGGCATAGTAATGCTACACAAATTAATTTTAAAGTAATTGAACCTTATTCAATGGGGCAGTTTTTTCACAATTTAAGAAGTGCTTCTCTTGTAACTGGACACAAAAACTATTTAGAAGCACCTTTTTTATTAAGCGTAGCATTTATAGGATACGACGATGACGGCAACGTTGTTTCACCATTTTTTAGCCAAAGGCATTTTCCGATACAACTAGTTGAAGTTGACATGGAAGTAAACGAATCAGGTGCAGTATATAGTGTAAAGGCTGCTCCTTATACTGACAGAGCATTAACTAATAGAACACAAAGGTTAAAAGCTGATGTAGAAATTACAGGACGTACTGTTGCAGAACTTTTACAAACTGGTCCAAAAAGTTTAACAGCTGAAATGAATAGAATTGCAGATGATCAAGTTAAAGCCAGACAGCACGGCTCTTTTGGCGGAATGACAGACAAATATGTTATACAATTTCCAAACACTTCTCTATTAGGTGCTATATCAGGTGCAGTAAGTTCAATTGCGTCTGCTATAACAGGTTCATTAAACTCGGTAGGAAATACTATACAAGACTGGTATCAAGGATTAGTTGGCGACCAAGGAATTGTACCTCCAAGGGTCGGAGAACGATTAGCAGAAAACCAGAATATTTTTACTCTAGGTAGTATGTTAGGAGACAAATTAAAAGCAGAAGCAATAACTAACATGAATGATATTGGAAAGTCGTCATTATTGAAACCAGGAACTACATATAACTTTGGTGGCACACCATATCAACTCCCGTCATTTGCTGAAGATCCAACCGATCCAACTAGATTAAAACGTGGACTAATATCATACGATCCCGAAGCTCATGCATATTCGTTTGAAAAAGATTCTAAAATTACAGAAATAATTGAAGAAGTTATTATCACCTCGCAATATGCTAGAGATTTTTCCGAGATGCGATCTGATGCAACTGGTGCAGTTAGATGGTTTAGAATTGAAGCACAAGTGTATAACTCGGGAGGACTCTTACAAGGATTAGTTACTGGTGAAACACCAAAAATATATGTTTATCGTGTTAGGCCCTACAAGTCAGATGAGTCTAATTTCTCAGCACCTGGAGCAACTAGTTTCGGTAAAACGTTGCTTAAACAATTATTAACACCAAAGGCTTATAGTTACATCTATACAGGAGTTAACAAAGATATTATCGATTTTGAATTAAAGTTTAATCAAATGTTTTATACCGGAGTTGATGCAGCTAGATCACAAAAGCAGTTATTTTCTAGACTAGGCGGTGCTTTAGGATTTACTAAAAAGGATCCTGACACACCAACTACTACTGGTAACAATGCAGGTAATGTAGGATCCGCATCAGGTAATGGTAGAATTGCTGACGATTCTGCAGATACAATCCGTGAAGGTGCAAACGGAGGTAATGGTGCTGATGATCCTGAAACTGGTGCAGCAAGATACTTTAATGATATGATGATTAATTCGTCAAATGACTTGTTAAAAGTTGATTTAAAAATTCACGGTGATCCTTATTTTATTTCAGATGTTGGTGTAGGTAATTATTTAGGATTACCTAGTTTTCCATTTTTACCAGTTACACTTGACGGTAGTATGAATCCTATGGACGGCGAAGTTTATGTAATTTTAAACTTTAGAACTCCTATAGATTACGATGGCAAAGATGGTTATGTAGAATATCCTTTAGGCGGATTTTTACCAATTGCCATGTTTAGTGGAATATATTCTGTAATACAAGTAGAAAATAATTTTGAAGATGGAAAGTTTACCCAAACACTAGAGTTAGCAAGAAAAAGAAATCAAGACATTTCAATTGAAAGTGTTGCTGGCGCAGCTCTTAATTTCTTATTCGGTGGTAACGGAAAAGTAATACAAAAAGGCAATAAATCAAACCGTATTGGTGTTGAGACAAACCCAGGACCAGATGATGGGTTAAGAGGTTAAGAACATAAAATGGCAACAGAAAAAAGAGATAATTTAGATAGAAATCGCAATACTACAGGTATATTTCTCGGTAAAGTTGTTAATCATTTAGATACAACTTACATGGGAGGAATACAAGTTGAGATATTAAGAAAATCTGCAACAGGTAGTTTTCAAGGCGAAACTGTTGCATGTAAATATGCAAGTCCATTTTATGGACAAACGCCTTATTCTGGACTTTCTGAAAACAGTGATTTTGCTAGTACACAAAAAAGTTATGGGTTTTGGGCAGTTCCGCCTGATATTGGTACACAAGTTATAGTTGTAATGCCAGAAGGCGACTTTTCACAAGCATATTGGATTGGGTGTGTACCTGATGTTGGTATGAATTTTATGACACCTGGGTATGCAGGAACAACTTACAATGATCAAGATACTGCTGCTGCATTACCGGTTGGTGAATATAATAAATTAGTTGAAGGCGGTGACGGCAAAGATGTAACACAAATTACAAAACCTGCTGATCCTAATAAACTTGAACAGCTTGAAGAAAGCGGACTAAAAACTGATCATATTAGAGGTACTACTACTTCAAGCGCAAGACGAGAAGTTCCTAGTATGGTGTTTGGAATGAGTACACCAGGACCGCATGATCCTGATGGACCAAAACATCAATACGGTCCGACAATTGGCTCATCAATACAAGCACCGTTTAATAGATTAGGTGGTTCTAGTTTTGTAATGGATGACGGAGATCCTAGCTTGTTTAGAAAAATGCCTGCAAAAGATGACAAGATGGAATATGCAAATCTTGACGCTGGAGATACATCAGGCGACAAAAAAATACCAGCAAATGAGTTAATAAGATTAAAAACAAGATCAGGGCATCAAATACTATGGCATAACTCAGAAGACTTAATATACATTTCACACGGCAGTGGCAAAAGTTGGATAGAAATGACAGCCAACGGAAAAATAGAAATTTATTCCGAAGACAGTGTAAGTATTAATACAGATAACGACTTAAACCTTAATGCAGGCAGAGATATTAATATGGCTGCTAAAGAAGATATTAATATTATTGCTGATAAAGACATCAAAATGCATTCTTTAGAAAAAACTACGCACCATGCAAAAAATTATAAAATGCATGTTGAAAATAGATCAGATATTAGAATTGATAATGAATCGTATACTAGAGTAGGGTCTGACCAACATTTGTGGGTCGAAGGTGCTAAATTAACAATTATAAAAAACGAAATGAGAACTATGGTTGATAATACTGTAGCACTAGAAGCAAATCGTATATCTCATAGCGCAAAAGATAGACATACTATGGGATCGTCTAACACTTTTATTAATAGTAATTTAGAAGTAAACGGAAGACTAAATTGTTCACTTTTAAATTCAGGTGCTATAAACGGTACAGGTGCAGGCTCACCGTGGCCTGATTCAGGACCAGGTGATGATCAAAAACTAAACAGTTATTCTTTCCAGTACACAGGAGAACAACCAGAACTTGCCGAAGGCGGCGAAGAAGCAAAAGAATTTGAAGATGATGAATTTGCATTTTATGTTAAAAGAATTCCAAAGCACGAACCTTGGGAAGAACATGAAAATCTTGATCCACAAAAGTTTATTCCTGATGAAACACAATCAACAGAAAAAGAACGTCCAGAAGAAGAAGAGTCGGAATTTGAATTTCCTCCAATAGACGATACATTTAAGAAGGGGTAATAAATGAGTACAACAGAAAAATCATTGTATAAACAAATAACTGTAAAGGGCGGCTCTAAAAAAGATAACGTTTACATAAAAAGTCCAACATACAAAGGATTTAGCACTATAAACGATGACATTGAAAGTTCAAACACCTTGTATGATATTGCATTAATAAAACAGGATATTATTAATCATTTTCACATCAGGAAAGGTGAAAAACTTAGTGATCCCGAGTTTGGAACAGTTATATGGGATATACTTTTTGAACCTCTTACTGATCAAATTAAAAATTTAATTATTCAAGACGTATCAGACATTGTTAATTTTGATCCTAGAGTATCGGTAAATCAAATAATGGTTGATTCATTTGAAAATGGTATACAAGTTACATGTGAGTTAGTTTATTTGCCGTATTCTATAACTGAAACTTTACAATTTCAGTTCGACGAAAGTGCAGGATTTTTAACTGAATAATTATATACGCAGTTTTTCAAAACTGCTAAATATTACAATAACATAAGGAATAGCAATGTCCTCAACTGATAGACAAAACCGATTACTATTATCCGAAGATTGGAAGAGAGTATACCAGTCTTTCCGTAATGCAAATTTTAAAAGCTACGACTTTGATAATCTTCGTCGTACAATGATTCAGTATTTGAGAGACAACTACCCGGAAGATTTCAACGACTATATCGAATCAAGTGAATATCTTGCACTTGTAGATCTTATTGCATTCCTTGGACAAAACTTAGCTTTCCGTATTGATTTAAATGCTAGAGAAAATTATTTAGAATTAGCCGATAGACGTGAAAGTGTATTACGTCTTGCAAGATTACTTTCTTACAATCCTAAGAGAAATCAAGCAGCTAACGGACTTTTAAAAGTTGCCAGTATTAAAACATCAGAAGAAATATATGATAGCAATGGAAGAAATTTACAAGGACAAACTATCATATGGAATGATGCATCTAATCCTGATTGGTTCGAGCAATTTATTAAAGCAATGAATTCTGCATTACCTTCAAATAATACTTTTGGTAAGCCTGTTAAAAAGGATATAGTAGCCGGAGTGTCAACTGAACAGTATAGATTAAATTCGGTCAATGACGATATACCAGTATTCAAGTATACTAAACTAATAGATGGAAGAAGTTTAGGATTTGAAATTGTATCATCGGATATTGTAAATTCTAACATAGCTGAAGAAGCACCATTTCCTGGAAACAAAATGGCATTGTTATATAGAGATGACGGCAAAGGCATTTCAAGTCCAAATAGTGGATTTTTCTCTCACTTTAGACAAGGTAATTTAGATCAAGGTGTATTTACAATTTCTAATCCTAGTAGCAATCAATCAATATCAATCGAAAGTCCTGACATAAACAATTCAGATGTATGGTTATACAAATTAGATTCTGAAGGATTTGAAACTGAGCTTTGGAATAAAGTTGATGCTATTATAGGAAATAACGTTATCTATAATAGTTTAAGCAAAGATGAGAGAAATATATACTCTGTTCTTACACGAGTTGACGACAGAGTAAACTTAATGTTTAGTGACGGTGTTTTTGGAAATTTACCTCAAGGGTCTTTTAGAGTTTATTACAGAACAAGTATAAATGACAAAATTAAAATTGTTCCTAAAGATTTTACAAACATTTTAGTTTCGATTCCGTATACTTCTAAAGTAGGAAAAACCGAAACACTTTCGGTAATTTATAATTTACAGTATACAGTTGACAACGGAGAACCGTCTGAATCAACAGACACTGTTAGATTTAATGCTCCGTCAACATATTATACACAAAATAGACTTGTAACAGGTGAAGACTATCAAGTTGGACCGTTAGGTGTAAGTCAAAGTATTGTAAAAGTAAAAGCAGTTAACAGAGTTAGTAGTGGCATCAGCCGATACTTTGATTTAATTGATGCTACTGG